CCTCATCTTTTTTATGCTCAAGTCTCATTAGTTATTGATGCAATGGCATGAAGATCAAACCCCTTATTGCTGCCTGTGCAATGAGTTTATCCACTGAGTCTAATCGTTTAGTCGTTATCCCAGATGGTGAATTCCGTGGTGTAGATGGTCGTCCGTTTGATGCACCTGCTTGGCGCTTAACTGCCGCTAATGCTGAAACCATTATAGCTAAGTTATCAAATCTAAAAATTGATCTGGTGATTGACTATGAACACGCAACATTAAAAGCATTAGAAACAGGCGAACCTGCACCTGCATCGGGTTGGTTGAAGCCAAATGGATGGGAATACATACCAGGAGTTGGCATATGTAGTACTCAATTTGAATGGACGGATAAAGCCAAAAACTTTATTGAGTCGGGTGAATACAAATACCTCTCCCCTGTTTTGTTCTATCAAGAAAATGGGGATGTCATCGGGCTGCATTCGTTAGCTCTTGTTAATAAGCCTAATTTAGACACTCTGCCTGAAGCGCAACTGGCTGCTGCGGCACAAGATTATATAACTGCAACTATAAAGGACTCATCAATGGATGAATTACTAGAACAGCTGCGCTGGATGTTGAACTTACCACTGTCTGCTACGGCTGAAGAAGTCTTAGCAGAGTTGAATAAGTTATCAGCGCAAATTAAAGAAAAAACAGGTGTTGTTGTCGCTGCAAATGGGCAAAACCTATTTGATGTTTTAAGCGAACTGCAAACCAAACTTGCGGCAAATGCTCAGACTGTACCAGATCCAAAGCAATGGGTTCCGATGGCTGTGTACAAAGAAGCTGTCACTGCACGCGCTTCGATTGCATCCAATACCCAAGAAAAAGAACTTGAAGATGCCATCACTGCGGCTTGTTCGGATGGTCGTCTAACGGGTGAAGCCACCATTGCCTGGGTTCGTGAGCGCGGAAAAACCGATGCGGCTGGAACACTGGCCTATCTCAGTGAGTTGCCAAAAATTGCGGCATTGACCCAACAGCAAACCCAACAAACCAAAATTGTGGCAAACCACCAACAAACTGCATACAGCCCTGAAGCGTTAGAAGTTGCCGCACGTATGGGTGTTGAATTGCCAGGAGCAAATGCATGAGCGGTATTTTAAGCGGTGATGACCGCCAAACCCCTCGTCGTGATTTAGGACTGATTCGTGTCGGTGTAAAAGCCAATGTGATTGTTCTTGCTGGTCATATTGCTGTGGTTGATGCAACGGGCTATGCCGAACAAGGCAAGGCTGCGACGGATCTAACTTATCTAGGTGTATTCGATGAATCCATTGATAACACAGGTGGTGCAGATGGTGATGTGTCGGTTTTAATCCGTACCCATAGCGCATTCCTTTTGGATAACTCTGGCGCAGATGCTGTAGACCAAGCATCGGTAGGTAAGAAGTGTTACATCCATGATTCAACCACGGTCTGTAAAACGTCAGCAGCCGATACCAAATCTGAAGGTGGCGTTGTTTTAGAAGTTACAAGTGAAGGAGTATGGGTAGCATGAAAATTAATGGTGCAGTAATCGCAGGATTATTCATTGGTCTAAAAACAGCATTTACCAATGCCTTTAGCGCAGGTGAAGCTGAATGGCCTGAAATTGCGTCTGAAGTTCCAAGTACAACCAAAGCCAATGATTATACCTGGCTGTCGAACTTCCCTGGCATGAAGGAATGGGTCGGTAAAAAGCAGGTTAAGAAGTTATCTGAATACAACTATGTGATTGTCAATAAATCCTACGAGTCCACGATTGCCGTGAAGCGTGATGATATTGAAGATGATCAATTGGGTATCTATAAAGCGCAAGCGGAAGGTGCTGGGCATGCCGCCAAGCAATGGCCTGATGAATTGGTTTATGGTGCGGTCAATAACAGCTTCACCAAAAAATGCTATGACGGTAAACCCTTCATTGCAACAAACCATCCGAATGGTAAAGCCGCTGCCAGCAATAAAGGCACCAAAAAGCTTTCAGTCGAAACTTTTGCAAAAGCGCAAGCCTCTTATGGTGCAGCACGTACTGCAATGATGTCTTTACAGGATGAAGAAGGTCGTCCGTTGAATGTACGTCCAAACATTCTGCTGGTTCCACCAGCGCTGGAAGCTGTAGCTAATTCTTTGATGAGCCTTGATAAGCTCGAAGATGGCAAGCCTAACCCATTCAAAGGGACAGCCAAGGTTAAAGTGTCTGGTCGCTTAACCGATCCGAATGCTTGGTTCCTGTTAGACACCAGCAAACCGTTAAAACCATATATTTACCAACCCCGTAAAAAACCAAATTTTGTTCAGCAGACTTCTACTGATTCAGATGCAGTATTCATGGAAGGTGAATTTAAATTTGGTGCTGAAGCACGTGGTGAAGCAGGTTTTGGTCACTGGCAATTGGTGTTCGGTTCTGACGGTACTGTGGACTAATTAAGGGGACTGCTATGTTTGCAACTTTAAATGCAATGCGTGACAAGTTTGGTGAACGTGAGTTGATTGAACTCACCGACATTGAGGCTCCCTATACCAATGAAATCAACATGAACCGTTTGAATGCTGCCATGCAACAGGCAAACAGTGAAATTGAGGGCTATATCGGGACACGTTACACATTGCCGTTGCAAATGGTCCCTCCCTTTCTCCAATCGATAGCGTGTGATATTGCACGCTATCACGGCAGTACTGGAGCAATGTCTGAAAACAGTCCTATTAAAACCCGTTATGACGCTGCCATTAAAACCTTAAAAGAAATTTCAAAAGGGACACTTCAAATTGGAGGCAACCCAACAGGTGAGGCTGCACCCATTCAGTCCTCTAATAACGCGATTGTTGTCAATGTAGGTCGTAAAGACTTTGGAGGGAGTGGCTGGTGATTGGATATGACGACATTGAACAAGGCATAAAGGACTTGCTTGCGCAGCAGCAAACTTCTGGGAAATGGCCTTGGCTTGCTACCGTAAAAAGTTATGGTGGTGAATTTGATGAAGACTTACTTGATGTGGTGAAACGCTTCCCTGCCATTTGGGTCACTACCGCTGGATCTGATGGCTCACCTGAAAAAATGGCCCATAACAAAGTCAAAGATTCAGTCAAAGTCGTGGTGCTGGTTGGTGCATCTTCCATGCGAAATGAGGAAGCACGTCGGCATGGTGCAGGTGCTGACATTGGCACTTATTCAATGTTGAAACATGTCCGAGCATTATTAATCAACAACACACTGAAAAGCGTTGGGCTTGAAGGCTTAGATCCGCTAGAGCTGGGCAAGACCAAAACCATTTTCAATACGATGGTCCGTGGTCAATCCATCAGTGTACTCGCGCAAGAGTTCACAACAGGGTTTGTGATCAAGGCTTCTGATCGTGACCGTGAAGAAGAAGATACCGTAGAAGAGATTCAAAGAATCAATATTGACTATTACTTACAGCCTAACGACAACCACGTTGATGCAAGTGACCTAGTCGAACTGAAGGAAAAATAAACATGGTACAAGCAGGTATTAGAACACCAGGTATGTATACCGATGTCAATATTAATACTCAGCGTGCGGGTTTGCCTGCAAATACGCATAAAGTATTGTTCTTGACCACCGATACAAAGGTCATGGATCAGCCCGTTGCAATTTATGATCAAGCCGATGCGGATGACAAAATTGCAGCCGATAGTGCAATGAGCAAGATGATTAAAGCGGCAGTCAAAACCAATCGCTTAATTGATGCTTATGGTTTGACGTTACAAGTGGATACAGCAGTACCACCAGCGATTGATCTTGATTCAACTTTAGACATCATTGAGCCTTTGGGTCATACCATTATTGCCCTGAATCAAGCACCAACCGAAGGTGATGCCACTGAAGCATACATTGATCATTTAAACTTTGTCAGTGATGCAATTGAGCAACGTCCAGCTATCTTAGTTGTCCCATTTACCGATATTGATGCTGCTACAACCTTTGCTGCCCAAGCAACTGTTGAAACCAGTTACCGTGTCATTGTGGTGTGTTATCACGGAGCTACGGGACAAGAAGCTGAAATTGCAGGTGCAATGGCTGCGGCTCTGGCCGATTCTAACGACCCTGCTTTACCGTTTAACGGTGTCAATTTGGGTGGTGTCGATGCAGTTGAAGATCGTTATAAACTGACGTTTGAGCGTCAAGAGCGTGCACTAAAAGCTGGTGTTTGTGTGATTGCGACTGGAGCAGATGGTAAGCCTGAAATTGTGCGAGCAGTATCTACGTATCGTAAAAACCCAGATACAGGCATTGCTGATGACATCATGCTGGATATTAATGGGGTACTGACCATTGATTATGTACGTCAGGTCATGCGTACAGCGGCATCAAAAGAACGTCGTCGTAAAAATACCGCAGCAGCCCGTCGTAACTTGCGTTCAATTTTCTTAGTGGAAGCACTTAAATTGGATCGTGCTGAAATCCTTCAAAATGTTGAAGCGACCAAGGACCAGTTGACTGTCACTGAAGATGAAATTGATCGATACCGTGTGAATGCGGCCATTCCATCTGATTGGGTACGTGGTATGCATGTGATTGCAACAACGTTGTATGTCTACTAACCTTAAATAAAAAAAATCCTCACTCTTGAGGATTTTTTTTATTTAAATTATCTACAATTTTCTTTTGTTGATATAACTGTTTCATTTCAATATCCAAAATCGTTTTCAAAGTATCGTCATAAGTTTTTAAATCAAATGT